TTATAGAGAATGTTAAGTTTCAAATGGAACTTGTAGCACAAAATAACCACTTATTTGTACAATTTGCACAAGATGGTGGCGAAACACCTAGTGGTATTGCTCTCAAAATCAAAGATTTAGAAAGATTTGAGGATTATCAAGACGATTTAGCCCTATTTTCACTATATGAGCATGAAATGTACAAAATAGAACGTATGGTAGCACAATCTTTTGGTATTTCTATGCCTGAAAGACTAAAAATAGACTTTAATGAGCCAGAATATCCAATGACAGTACAGGATCAGATAGCACTTGACAACCATAGACTAAATTTAGGGCTTGTAAATAGAGCAGAACTAATGGTAGAGTATAATAAAGACCTTACTTTAGAAGAAGCAAGAGCAAAATTAGCCGAAAACGAGCCTCAACCACAACCACAAGAGCAAAATAATGATGAAGTTCAAGATTAAGGTAAAATTAGATATAGATGTTGAAAATGCTATTAGAGAATTAGAAGATAATGCTATTAATACAAGACTAAACAAAAATATATCACCTAAAGTAGCAAAAGAATCTGCTAATTATATAAGAATGGGTAAAGTAGAGCCGAAATTAAGTCCTGTAACGATAGAACAAAGAAAAAAACATTTTAATATTACAAAACAAACACCATTATTAATGACAGGTAGGCTACTTAAAGGTTTAAAAGGTA